CCCCTATGTGGGGTAAGTATCGAAGTTAGAAGTGGGCAATTCGCCCACTTAACATTAATTAATCACTACAAGGGAAAGGGACATAAGTGAGCGAAGATCAACGGACGCATTATGAATGGATGCTTAAAAATTTAGACTTAAACCCTAAGCATAGGGCCTGGATCGTGGATCAATTAGAAGGGTGGAATATCCATGAGTAATGAATCACGCCTAGCCTATTGGAAAGCGCAAGCAAAGGAATCTTATCGCCTATTTTACGAGCAGTTGCCTGACCCGACACAGCAAGATCTATGCGTCGAGAATCTAGTGCAATTTATCCATGCCAACCGACAAGTGGAAAGCCTAACGGCGCCAGAAGGGTTAGAGTGGCTTAATCCATAAGTACGACGGCGTAGAGAGTTAGGGGAGCGATTTATTTCGCTCTAGGGTAATTGGAAATTACCCGTCAAGGGATAACGGAAATCCGTTATCCCTTTCCCTTTTGGCATTTATGCGACTCGCCACCTTTTGGGTATTGACAGATCCGCATTAGTCGGTTTACACTCCTGCTACCAGGCAATACCGCCTTAATAACCGATAGGGGAGCGTGAAATAATGGATGAAGAATTAGAGCGCGACAAGGCTATTGAAGTAGCCTATCGAACTGGTTATAGTCAAGCATTAAAGGACCTAGGACTAACTGAATCAGATATGGAGAAGAAACTATGATACGACCAGCAGACAGGCCAGCATGTGCAGAATCAGGGTATGACTCAGAATTGTGGTTCCCAGATCCTTACCACTTTCGCAATGAGGGAAGTAAGTTATTTAAGCAGGCAACGCATGACGCATTAATTGCCATGACGATATGCAATGAATGCCCACTCTTTGCTAACGGCAAGTGCTTAGAAAGCGCAATGGAAGATATATCTACTATTGACTACGGTATCTGGGGTGGCACGCTACCCAACGAGCGCCGCAGGGCAGTAGGTTCTAACATTGATGCCGATATATGGCAATCACGCTTACGCCATGAAGCAGATAAGAAGGGCCTAGTTAAGCCACTGGTCACACCAAGAGAAAGGCCAAGGTCATCATTATGGGAATATATGGGCGCAAAGTCACTAAACCGCAACGGGTCGGATTGGTCATAGCACTAGTAATCACATTACTGGTAGGCATTGAAGCCCTTAGCGGGCAATCTGCGGCTGTTAATGACCATCTCAGCACCCCCAAGCACTTCGCCAGAGTGATGTATATACGCCAGGGCGCCACTGTAAAGCAGTGGCAGTGCCTTGACACTCTTTGGTACATGGAATCTAGGTGGAACTTCCAGGCACGCAATCCATGGGGTGGAGCCTTTGGTATTCCTCAGGCTCTGCCAGCCAGTAAGATGCTGGTCATTGGTAAAGATTACCGCTATAATTGGCAGACACAGATTAGATGGGGCTTGTTATATATCAAGCACCATTGGAATAATAGTGCGTGTAACGCACTCCGACATGAGTATCAGAAAGGATGGTATTAGGATGGAAAAGAAAGTACGCATTGCCGTTATTGTTGTTGCTATTCTCTGCCTTTTTAATATGCTAGTGGTGAGTAAGGTTTTTGCTTTACCTGCAAAAATTAAGCCCACGTGCATCGAAGAGCAGACACAAACCTATATCGGGACATGGAAAATAACCGATACGCAAGATCCAACCAAGGATCGCATGGGTCATTTATTACCCATAACAACATCCACTTGTTTAATTTGGTCGAAAGGATGAGCATGACCCACGATGAATTGTTGGCAGAGATAGACGACAACTTCACAAAGTGTGGAGATGATTGTGAATCTTGCCGTAGAGATAATGCTTCTTGGTTTGCCCTTCGTGCAGTAGTGGAGTTGCATAAGCCTAAGTATTGGGAAAACATTCACGACTCTAGTTGGAATGGCAATGATTGTTCCGTTTGTTTTACCGATGGCAATTTGGACACACCTTCGTCAATGGTTACTTACCCTTGCGAAACTATCCAAGCGATTGAGAAGGAGTTGAAGTGAGAAAGAAGCCCGAGAACATCCTGCATGACCCTGAATTCATTAGATGGGCGCTACTATGGGTCGCCGTTGTAGCCATCCTGCTTGCGTGGGCAACTGTATGAACAGCCACGAATTACCATTAGTATTCTTTCACATTCTGGCTAAGGACAAGGCCAAGATCCTGCCATATTGGTTAGAGCAGAACCTGGACAAACTAGATTACCCACGCGATAAGGTTATTTTATACTTTCGTACTAATAACAATAATGATGATACCGCCAAGATTATCCGCCAGTGGGTGGATGATGAATACACCATGCGTAGCCCAGACTATGGCTACGAGGGCGATTGGGCGCACCATGATTGGCATAGCATCATAGTCAATGATGAGGATGTGCCAGAACAGGTACAACGATTTGGCGTACATGAGTGGAACGCAGAGCGATTCTCGGTACTGGGTCGCTTACGCGAGGAAGGTATAGCCGAAGCACGAACCTACCCAGAAGCCTTCTACTTCGTAGTGGATGTAGATAACTTCATATTACCTGGCACCTTAAAGGCTCTTGTAGCCGAGAATAAGCCCGTTATAGCACCATTACTGCGCTACGCCGTAGCGGAAGGAGAAGAAACACATGCAGGTTACGCAAATTTCCACCATCCAGTTACGGAAAATGGGTACTATCAAGACAGTGAGGAATACTTCGCTTTGCTTAACGGCGCCGTACGTGGAGTATGGCCCATTGATTTGGTACACTGCACCTATCTCATCCATCCTGGCGTCTTAGGCCATATTGCATACCATGATGGCACCGAAGATTATGAATATGTAATCTTTAGCCGTCGCCTGCGCAATGCAGGCATCGAACAGTACCTAGATAACCGCAAGATATACGGATACTTAACCCTGTGGGAGAATGTAGATGCCTGCAAGTACTGGATGGGGAAGTTGAAATGAGCGCCAAGCCAACTGAACTTAAGAAGTTAATTGCGCTATTGGAAGAAGATGCCGATAGCGCCGAGAGTGTCGCTAAGGCCGTATGGAACTTGGTTGAGGATCTTCTCAATTTGCGCCAGCGTTATGTAGTCTTTGCCGTACATCCTAGCCTCAATCTGATACAGGCAGTCGGCCCGTATGATACCCAAGAGAAGGCCAGGAAGGATTACGCCAAGCGCATAGCCGCCTACGATAATCAATCCAAGGCTCACCTGGCACTCTTGAGATTTCCTGATACAATTACGGAATGAAGAATTAACGGGGAGTTATTAGTCCTTTCGCCCCGTTATAGTTGCTCCCTGTACCATCCTCACAGGTTGTAGCGACAACAAGTAGACCCGCCTCGGTAAATCCCGAAGCGGGTCTTTTGCTTTACTCCCCTAGTAAACTTATAACTTATGCAGGACGCCCCTAGCGTCCTTCCAGTAGCCATATCCGCCCTTAACAAGCGTGAATGGTGCTGGTGGTACACCTAGATAAGAATAGGGCTTAGTGCCGTGCGCATCGTCATAGAAGGTCGGTGTAGTGAAGTCTGGCAGTACGCCATTGGTAAGGTTTGCAGTACCACGAAACAGCCCTACGGTATGATCGCATGGCTCCATGAGCCAAGTACGGCCTTGATTATCTGGCGCAGACAAGCGATTGATCTGCGGATCTACTAACATCTCTGCCAATTCATGCGCTGCGACACTGATTACCCCAGGAGCAAATCGTTCCCCATGGATAATAATGTTCTTCAATTTAAGCGCTGGTGAATAGGTGCCAAAGATAGATCGTGAACCGTAAGCATCTGCGCGGATATATGCGATAGCAGATCCGTTAAGCATCTCATGGTAGCCCAAGGCTACCTTCTGCATTGCGGGATTTGGGAACTGATCCACAATAACGACATTCTGCTGGCCTGCTACGCGAGCAGGTGCAATCGCAACTGTGTTAATCGGTAAACCATATCGCTGACATACCAAAGCAGAATACTGCGTTAATATGTTCGCAAAGTTTGTTGCATCCAATAGGCTAATTGGACGCTTTGATTCGTTGACTAGATTAATTGCCATGTTTCTCCTTAATGATCTGTTGAGTAAAATCCGCTGGTGTTAAATCTGACAGGGGTAGGATGGAAGATCCTATCCATAAGGTTAGAACAGCACATGGGTGCTACCGATTCCTCGTGTATGGAACGCTCTAGCGTTGAATTGACACCGCAAGTATTGCATTTATAATCATAAGACGGCACGCTCACCGCCAATGGGGCATTTATCTACACAGTTCCATATCAATTCCATGTAGCCCTTGTCCTCAACGCGACGTATTTCAGTAAAGCAATCAGAGTCGTGGATATACTTAGTCACTCTTCCCCCTTCTTGAAAGGATTGGTACCGCCCAATTTATTATTAAGACGGCGCAGCGCGCCATCTACTTTGCGGTGTGCAGTGGTATCACTTATCTCTAATTGTACCGCAATCTCCGCAAAGGTAAGGTGCTGCTCATACTTAAGTTCTAGCACGTCCCGATCCATCTCATCTATTTGGGATAAACCACGACGAATATCAATAATCTGGGCAACATAGTTGCCACCCTCGGCTGGGTTACCAGATCCAGATACACGCTCTCCATCCTGTTGCTTCGTCTCAACGACTGTACCCCAAGCGTATGGCAGTATCTCTGATAGGGTAAGCGGATCGTAAAAATGCTCATCTCTAATCTCATAGCCCAACTTCTGGGCCTTTTGCCTACGACAATACTTATCTGCTTGGCGGGTGAGCGTTTTACCTAGTTGCTTTACGCCGCCCCTGTAATCTTCTGGTGTCTGGTCATGGCTAAGCCAGTCTTTGACCTTATCCTCACGACGCCAAACCCATGTAAGCAATTCCTGGCGCACGTCTGCCACATCGAAGTAGACGGAATACTTACGATGCACCACACGTGCTACCTGTGATGCTATTGTACTAGCCTCTTCTAGCCATTCACTCACAATAAACTCGATGGGTCATGTAGGAATTCCTGCTTTACCATGTAGGTAGGCATGCGGATCTTCTCGTCCCAATGCTGTTCAACCTGTGCCTCATATCCCCACATCCAGCCGACGATATTGGCCGTATTGTAGTTAGGTAGCGTAACAAGTAAATACTTACGCTCTGGATTATCGGATGTATTAATTGCTAATTTGCCAGTTGTATAGGCAGTAGTGCGTACTTCAAACTCGCCCACATCGCCCATCTTACGGTCTTCAAAAAGAGAGAATGGAAACTTATCCACCCATCTGCCTATGGCAATCTCGCCAAGACAACCAGATACCTCACGTGCTAATTGCTCCACCCATGTCGGGGCAGCGCCTCTTGAAGAGTCGCCACCCACGGCACGGTTAAAGTTAAATCGCGCTACGGCTTCTGTCATAGCGTAGGCGATATCACCCGCAGAGAATTTTATGACTACCACTTGAATATCTTACCGTCTACCTCAAAAGATTTATTGGTGATAAACACTATCTTTGGATGGACCGTTGTGCCATCAATGGTGAGTAGACCAAAGGCTTGCGCCCATGTGAATAAACCACCCTTGATATATTTGGCATCGGCCACGTTCATCATGTGGCCCACTTCCATGCCATAGGTCGTCTTCATCTTGCCATCTACCGCCTGGGTGTAGTGCGTTAGGCCAGCCCTGTGGGTATGGCCGCAGATAACACTCATACCACTACGCTTAGCCAAACCAAGCGCCGTAGCGCCAGCAGTAGGCTGGACATTACCCTGGTCGCCATGCATCATGATCCAACCTGGCGCAATGTCCATGGTTTCACCATGGTCGGTGATACCAAGTTCCTTGTACTTCATAAAGTTCTCAATGCGTAGTTCTGGTGCCTTGCGCAAACCAGGTGCCGCCATGCGTACCTTGTTATACAACCTATCGCGGTGGTTAGAGCGCACAATATCGGTAATCTGCAACCGCTTCATTACTTCAACGGTTTCATCGCGGTCTTTGCCGATGTCTGATTCCCATTCCAGTTCTGTACCCTGGCTCCATTTGGAGATACCCTGAAAGTCAATCTCATCACCAACGCAGGCTACTTTGTTTGGTTGGTACCATTGGATGAATCGCCCGAAGGCTTTAACTGCACCCTTGTCCTGAAAGGGAACTTGCAAGTCTGGGACGATAACGATTTTTTTCATTTATTCTCCAAATAGAAAGCCATTGCTTCGGCGCGGCGTTTGCCTGCTCGTTTAGAATTTTCGCTTAACGTAACTGGTTCTAAATGATCTGGATTGACACACTTAATATTGTAGCACAAATGATCCAAAGTAAGACCTTCTGGTATATCGCCTTTGACAAGGGTGTAGGCAACCCTGTGGGCTTTGACGGTTTTTCTTTCGGGATAGGATTCTTGGAATATTCCATAACCATATGTGTCTATAGTCGAAGTCCACACCCAGCAAGTAACAGTTTTATTTACTTTTGCCCAAAATCTTTCATGCCAATTTTGTTTACGTTCTTGAATGACAAGTCTATTTACGTCGCCATTACGCTTTAGCCGATAATAATGCATAGCACAAAGTGACTTGCCTTTGTTGAATATTTCCTTTTTGCAGTCGGTTACGACGCAGGCCATTTGCCTTTCCTAACCAATAGAAAAATCGCACTGTAGTTAAGAAGATCCAGCAGGGTATCTTCAATAGATTCGTCATTAACATCCACCCCTGGGTTTTCTAAAATGTGGTTAAGCCTTGCCATTTTGTCCCACATGCGTACACGAAGGCCATTCTCAGCCCCACCAGGGGCTTGAGCAATGTTCTTAGGTCCATACGCCTCATGCTTCTTAAGAAGCAGATTGCCAGCGCCATCCATGATCTTCCATACTTCTGTTGCAAAATTATTATCTAACTTCACTCTCGAATCCCAGGGCAGCGGATTACCAACGTTCCCGTGGATATCTCTGTCGAAATAATGTGAAACCCAAGATCCTTCAACAGTTGACACGCCAGGGTAAGGTCCTGTAGTTTTGTCATTCATTGTTCTCTCCTTCTTGTCCTCGGTAGATCCAGTCATGGCTATCCTCGTCCAGTTCATAGTAATACACTATTGTATCACCCGTGTGTAATTTTTGTTCCATTTCGATTACGGTCAACGCCCATAGTTGGGGCGGGACTGACGCCCCATCCTTTGGCCCATACATAAAGGAATGCATTATAATTTTACCGCGTCTTCCTCATCGTCTCCTTGCTCCGTTTCGTGAAGGATGTACGCAACTAATTCTGGGTTATCACGCAAGACATTGAGAAAATGATAGCCGATAATATCGCATACTTCTTCTACATCAAAACGTTTGCGAGTGGAGAAAGGTGTTTCAAAGATAACGGCATGGGTAACCTCATGCACAAATACGCGCAGTAATTTATCTTCTGGCAAATCTGGACGTAGTTGAATTGTGTTGGTATCGGAAGTCGTAATGCCATAAACATCAGGATCGGTTAGGTCATATTTGACCTTATACCGCTGTCCAGATACGTTAATGGACCTTGGCCGCCTCATTATGCATTTACCTTATCCATAAACCATCCCGAACCTTCCGATAGGTAGACATCATTAACATCCTGGTTAGGTGGTAATTGTACCACAGTGGCAGTGTTTAGGTCCTCTTTGATTCGTCCTGCTAATTCCTGTCCAGGGTTGCGACCATCTTCTTTAACGTCGTTGTCGGCAAAAATGAGTATACGTGCATAAGACTCAAAGAGTTTGGGAAACCAGGGCTTCCATTGACTGACTCCCGCAATGCCAACAGCAGGTATGCCGCAGAAAGACGACACGATAATCGTATCAATCTCTCCCTCGCAAATGGCAATCGTATCAGAGTATTTATGCAAATCACCAACGTTAAATAGCCCAATCTTTTGACCCGTAGGCCATAGGTATTTAGGCGTACTATCACCAATGGCGCGGAACTTAATGCCCACAACGCCAGCAGGAGTGATGTAAGGGATTGACAGACGGCCAACTGCATGCTCATGGCCAGCACTAGGCTCCACGACGCTTCCAAGAAGGAATGTACTTGCCACTTCCTTGGTTATGCCGCGTGCCTGTAGGTAAGAGACTGCCTGTGGTGTTAGAGCGTTGTGGTACTTTTGCGCTGATTCCGTTAGCGATTTTCTCTGCTCTGCGTTTAACATCTGTAAACTCCTTAATATCCTCTTTGCGTTGCACTAAATCATACACGTCCCCAAGCAAATTGCAAACCAAACAGTTAAATACTTGCTTATCCAAATTATACGCCGCACTGGCATGAGAATCCTCATGCACCACGCATTTACATGCTTGCCAACCATGTCTAGATACAACGTTCACGCCGTAATGCTCCAAAACGGCTGCCAGATCAGGCTTTGAAACCATTTTTAATTATTTCAATTGCCTGTTCTCTGCCTGCTCCAACACCTTGAGTGTAGTAGTAAGGGATACCACTGGCGGTTTTATGAATCATAATATTTTCAGGCACGTGGTATAAGGCTTCTTCAATCTTTTTAATCAAAGGAACTAAAATCTTTTCTTCCAAATGCTCATCGCAAATGTAATATTTAATTTCACCAACTTTGGTACATGGGTCAGCGTTGCCCCACATGCAGGCTTTATCTGTTTTGTCGCCATCAAAACTCATTCAATGCCACCCTGCACCCTCAACCACTGGTCTAAATCTTGGATGACCCACGACTGGTCTAACCCCGCCATGCGGCGCTTGACGATGACATAGGCTGGTGGTACTGGCGTAATGCCCCTAGCCTTAGCGTAGTTAGCCGCTTCGGTTGTAGCC